CTTCTTAATTACAAATTTTTAGCATCTAATTTAACTTCAATTCCTATTATACAAAATTTTAAGATAGAACGCAAATATGAGCTTCTAACGACTTAATTCATCTCTATCTCGTGTTTGAGTTTAAACTTTGTAGATGTCAAAGAGGTCATAGCCTAAATTGCTACAACCGCTCCATTTTTAAATTTAAATTTGGCTCCCTTATCCTCGTTAATCATGACACTCTCAACTAGTGATTCCCATAATAATTCATCAAAATCGGTTAGTACTTTCCTCAGCTTTTCTAAAGTTCCGATAAAGTCTTGCAATTCCTTATTCCTTTTGGATTTTTTCATCCTCTGGAGTTCTAGTGATTCAATATCCTGTACTATACCTTCATACTTTGAAGTCAGTTGATTATACTTTTTGAGATACTTGTCTTGGTCTTGCCTTATGATGGCATTTTCCGAAACTAGGTTTGCAACTAACTGACTGACAACTTCTGCTTCAGTTTCAAGGACCTTTATCTGTTCATCAATTACCTCAAGACTTCCAATAGATAGTAATACAGATAGATTGTCAATGACTTCAAGCCTATTATCTATTACTTGATTAACTGCTAAGACAAACCACTGTTTCACCTCTTCCTCAGTAACGTGTGGGGTAGAACATTTACTACTGCCATTGTATTTTTCGTTACATCGATAGATTACCCTTCTGTATTTGGAGGTTGAATGCCATACCTTGCTTCCAAAGAAATGACCACAATCTCCACATACTAGTTTTGAGCTGAAGATTGTTGTAGTCGACTTTCTGCCTTTATTATCGAGCACTTGTTGAACCGCATCAAATGTCTCTCTATCTACTATTGCTTCATGGTTATTTTCCACATAATACTGAGGCAATTCACCTCTGTTGATGTTCTTCTTTTTCGTTAGAAAATCAATTGTGTAAGTTTTTTGTAGTAAAGCATCCCCTTTATACTTCTCATTTCTAAGCATTCGCTTGATTGTGGTTGCGTTCCAATGAGATTTGCCGCTAGGAGAAGGTATACCTTGTTCAGTCAAATCCTTTGCGATATGATAAGGTGATTTTCCAATAAGAGCTTGCTGAAAGATGTACCTAACAGTTTTGGCTTCATCCTGATCAACTATAATTGCCCCATCTTCACCTGCCTTAAAGCCTAAAACATTGGTATAAGGAAAATGAACCTTCCCTTCTGCGAATTGTTTCCTTAAGCCCCAAGTTACATTTTCGGATATGCTCCTACTTTCTTCTTGTGCCAAACTAGACATGATGGTTATGAGTAGCTCACCTTTTGAATCTAATGTCCAAATGTTTTCTTTCTCAAAGTAGATTTCTACACCTACCTCTTTCAACTGCCTAACTGTAGTCAGTGAGTCTACAGTATTCCTCGCAAATCGACTAACAGATTTTGTAATAATCAAATCGATTTTGCCATTGAGTGCATCTTCCACCATAGCTTTGAAACCAGTTCTTAATTTTGTGTTTGTCCCACTGATACCTTCATCAGAGTACATTTTAACAAATTCCCAATCATCCCTCCCATTTATGTATTCCGAGTAATACCGCATCTGCGACTCATAGCTTGTTGCTTGGTCTTCATGATCAGTTGATACCCTGGCATAACCTGCAACCCTACGCTTCTTCAAAGAGAAATCATCTGAACTTGACCTAATAATACTTGGTGTAGCCTCAATAGTAATTACTTTCTTCACTAATATCGCCCCTCTCTAATTTCTATAGGATATTTCCTTCCTTTTACTGGTATAACCCAGATGATACGTTGACCAAAGTCATACTCGATGTGTTTAATATTATTTTCAACCCACTCTTTATCTGGGACAAAGCCTAACTTGCTTTTAAACGATGCCAAAAGTCGCTTTTCTCCTAGCGTCCTACATGAACATGATGATGCACCGAATCGATTTCGTGTTCTACAATAATATCGTAAGGTTTTATTAACATATTTTGAGTCCACTTTAACAATCATCAAACATCCGCAGTCTGAACAAAAAATTTTGTCACGGAATATACCTTTATTTAAGTGGCTTTCTTGACACATTAACTGATATCTTCGCTCCTTCTCATGAAGTACTAAATCAAAATATTCTTTTGTAACAATTGGCTCGTGTGCATTTTCAATGATGTACTTATTGCGTTGCCCTTTATTCCTTTTCGGATTTCTAGAGAATGATTCACGATAGGTCTTCTGTAAGACAAGGCGACCAAAGTATGCTTCTTGCTTGAAGAATTCTCTGATACTTGCTACGGTAAATGGATTGCCAAGCCTTGTTAAGACTTGTTCCTGATTGAGTTTATCAACTATCCGCTGAACCGAATCTCCTTCCAGATACCATTTAAAGACTTTTCGAATAACCTTTGCCTCATTAGGTTCAATCTGATATTGTTCTCCATCCCAACGGTATCCATACATATCCTGTGGAGTGTGCGGAATCCCTTTTTCAAACTTCTTTTGGATTCGCCATCTTATATTTTCACTCAGGTTTTGAGACTCTTCTTGAGCTACTGAGGCGAGGAGGGTTAACATCAATTCTCCTTCTGAGCTAAGACTATCAATATTTTCTTTTTCAAAGGTTACACCAATATTTTTCAAACGTAATTGTCGAACAGTAGTTAGTAGTTCAACTGTATTTCGACCAAAACGAGCGATTGACTTAGTGATTATCCTATCAATCTTTCCATCTTCACAATCCTTTATTAGTTTTTGAAAGCCTTGTCGATTACTTTGTTCTTTACCACTTATACCCTCATCATAATAAATCCCCACCAATTCCCAGTCTGGATGTGCTTGTATCAAACGGTTATAATAGCTAATCTGTGTTGACAGAGAATGATGAAGACGACTATCAGAAACCCTTGCATAGGCCGCAACCTTAAATCTTGGCTTGCAGGGCGATTTTATGGGTTGTATTCTTCTAACTGTTCTCAAATTAATACACTCCTTTCGCTACTATATATCACTCAAAAAGAAAAAAATATCCAGTTATTAGGTCGATAATTGACTTATAAACGGTTGATATTTTTCAAGCATCAATTGCCTAAAAAGTTCAAATTCCTCAATAGTGATTGCTCCATTATTTAGAAGTATCTTTGCTTGTATCATTGTAAGTTGATAGGTCATCTCATTGTTAATTTTTTGAACGTCCATATTATCCTCCTACCTTACTAGGTAGGTTTGGGAGTAATTTTTCCGCATTTTTTGAAAAAAAGGCAAAAAAATAAAGCCTGATGTTCCCACCAGGCTTATAACTAAATTATGAAATTCTAAACCAACCAACAACTTTTCCGAGTTTAACTGTTCCAGTTGAATCGTAGAGTGTACCATCTGCCATCCATTGCCGTTTCACACGACGAGTAATTCCACCGCCACCAATTTCTAATTGGTCATTGATACCGTTCTTATTATGGTCAGAATATCCATCAATATTCTGTTCCACACCATCAATACTTTTTCCGTCAGAATCCGTCACACAGACACCAATATGCCCATAGACCAAACCATCCGTCTGAATGACATAAAAATCACCTGCTTTAGGATTCACACCCCAAGCATCGTAGATTACTTGGAAACCATTTGATTTTGCTTTCTTCAAACAATCAATGGCATTAGTATAGGACATATTCTTGTCCGTAAGTTCTTGAACAATCTTATCCACCAAGGCAACACACTGCCCACCATAAGGATTAGATGGAACGGTCACCTTTTGACCGACCTTGGATAAAGCTGACGCAACCACACGACTTGCAACACTGGTTGGAATGGCCGTAGTTGTTCTTGAAGCTGCGTTGACCTTTAGAGTTTGTCCAACTCTTAAAATATCCGTCTTCATCAAGCCATTTACTGCAATAAGGGCATCAACTGTTAAACCAAACTTCCGAGCGATTCCATAATACGTATCGCCCTTCTGTGCTTGATAGGTCTGCTCACTATGGCCGATAGTTGTCCCTACCACATCCTGCTCCAGCACCCATGACTGGATTCCATCAAGTAGATAAGCTCTCTTACTGTTGGACTGACGAACATTTTTTACTTGGAGGATTTTGTAGGTGCGCCCCTTGACCCAATTGGCGATTTTCTGACCAGTCTGATAATGAGTCGCATGAGGCAACACCCTAAGACTATCGCCAACAAGATAGATTGGTTTTGAAGGAGTTCCTGAACTCCCAACAGTTGAACTGAGGGGCGAGGGAACTATTGTCTTGACCTCAACTCCTGTTATTGCTGCCACAAGACCTTTCGCAATGTCCTCTTTCTTGTTTTCAAAAATCGCCATGTCTTGTTCATTATCGATGAAGGCAATCTCCACCAAACGATAGGTATATCCACGACTCGCTGCTTGGTTGGCATTATAGAGCCAATCTACCTTCTTAATGCCACGATTTTGAAAGTATCGTGAAAGGAGAGATAGGATAGCCATATCTTCCTTGTCTGCTTCTAAAGAAGATTGAATCAAGACTTCTGTACCCTTAGCACTACCATTAAAGGCATTGAAGTGCAATTCAGTAATCGAGTCGTATCCCTTACCAATACTAGTAATACTCCGATAATCATAAACATTTTGTTCGGTAATAAAATCAATCTGTTGTCCACTGTACTTAGACATTAACTTGGCTAATTCTCGAACCTTTCCTGCTTCTGTGATACCTAGTTTGGCATTCACTGCTCCAGGATCATAGCCTGTTCGCCCCTGTCCATGACCACAAATGACCAGATGTTTTCCCATATCTTCTCACCTCTCGTTGATTTGTTTTAAGATTGCTTGTAGTTTCTCAGGTATTGGTAGACCAATTCGAACAGTATTTTCTAAGATACTTAACCCCTCATTACTGAGATAAAAGAAAATGACCATGGTTCGAATTGTTCCACCCTGCTTGATAATAGCTGTATCAATCAGATGACCTAGTGAAACTAAAAATAAAATGGCTATCTTTTTAAAGATGCCACGAAAACCGATACTACTTGACAATTGTTTCTCTACAACCGCCGCAAAAATTCCTGTTAGATAGTCAATAATAATGAAGACAAGTAGGGCATATAAGATACCATCTAACTCTCCAAATAGACTACCAATCAAGCCTCCAATCATGGAAAATAAAATCTTATTAAGAGTTAATAGTTCCTTCATCGGTCACCTCACTTTCTAATGAACCTTCCTGCACAATGGTGGGGTCTGACCAATCCGGTTGACCGTTCTCATCAAACCGCATCAGATAAAAACAATCATGGAATAAATCAGAAAGATTCAGAGTTAATGTGGTACTGCCCCACTGATTAAAAGCCCAAACTGTTTCTGTTGTAACCAACTGCCGCTTTCCATTTTTTATGGCAGGTCGCCTTATTTCTTCAAGATACATGTAAAAATCCTGCTCTGCTGTCTTACAACGAATGAACTCTCCATTCTTACGCATGTAGGCGAGAGCTGTCTCCAAATCAAATGGTTCTGTTACTTTGTCAATATTGAGAAGTGCCATGATTACTATTCTCCTTTCCCTTCTTCAGGTTTTGTCTGAACTTCTAACAGCTCAGTCAATTCCTGTTTTTCTTTACGCAATAGGCTAAGTTCCTCATCCCTTTCCACCAATTGGATGGCAATGAGGTTCTTAGCGGTAATCTCATCAGATAGCTTGGAGACAAGCTCCTGGATGGTTAATTTTAATGATTGGTTGATTTGTTCTAGATTCATCTGTGAACTCCTTTATTTAATCGTATCCCATGTCAAGATGACATCACCTCGACCAGTGATGTTTATTAAGTGTTTAAAATTGTGATTGAATTGATGAAGTACGTCTTTCAAGCTGACATAGGTTGTCCCATTTCGATAGATGCGGATATCTCCGATATTCAGAATAGAACTTGGTCGGTCAGAGGCTTTATAGGCATCAATACTCAGCCGGTTAGGCAACGTTACTATTTCCCACCCATCTGGATTGGTATATGGAGCACTAGCTAAACGTACCTTATCGCCTACCACATCAATTTGGTCGGTATCCGTACCGTTCCATGCTCGAATCCCTACAAAGCCACCGTCATTGGCATTCCAGTTGTTCCATCGATTCGAACCGATAATGGTTACACCACATGGCTTACCGTTTGATGTTCCTGTCTCAAAGGAAACCCACTGGTGAGGATAACCACTAACCTCACGAGAAATGGATGGAGAGTTTGTAAAGAACTTGATGTTTCCAAGTGACAGATTGATTTTCATGGCTCCGTTAATTGCTGACAAAATACCGCCTGAAATTTTGTTGGCAGATAGGGTCACTGACTGCACTTGGTTTATGAAGGCTGATTTGGCAAACAACTGCTTGAGATAAGCTTCTGTAGCCATAAACTTGGTAAAGAAAGCTTGGTCAACCTTTAACTTATCCGCAGTAATGGCTTCTGCTCCAATTCGAGCTGCTGAGATAATACCTGTCGTAATCTTTCCTGCATCAAGACTGGCAATCTTACCGCTCGCAATAACTCCATCTTGGATATAGGTTGTACCTGTTATTTGAACGAGTTTTCCATCAATCTTGACTGTGCCATCCTTATTGAGATTGAGCTGACTCAGGACTGTTCCTGCACTGGTCAGATTTCGAACCGACCACGCCCCTGCAAGTGTTGAAACCTGCGTTTGAATGGCAGTTACTGTGGCAGTTGTCGCTCGACTTGTTTCTAGATTGCCAACTCGTGTCACAATCCCATTAGCCGTTTGAACAACCTGACTGATTTGATTGGTGTGATCTCCAATGGTACGAGTGTGACTACTTACAGTATCCCGCACTTCATGAAAGGCAGTTACTGTCGTAAAGTCGTCTAATGATGGTGTCCAATAGTCTGGAAAGATATCACCAGTTGATACCATTAAAGCTCTCACATGGAACTTACCTGTTTTAACTCCATCAATTCTGACTTGAAGTTCAAATCCTTTAGACTGTTGGTACATCTCTTGAGTGATGGTAGAGGTTAGTTTAATTAACCGATAGTTGTTACCCGTCGTCAGATTACTGCTCCATTTATTATAGAAAGGGTGATACAAATTCCAGTTAGTCCATGTCCAAGCATTTTGATTATCCAAAATTGGACCTTGAAGTTTCATAGTACGAGTCGTCACAGCAGGGTCAAAGGTAATCTCATCCGCTGAGATATGAACATATAAATGCACTTTCGACCCAACATATATACCGCTTCCATCTCCAAATTGCACCCTTCCTAAAGAGGCTATCCAGTTGCTATTGGCATTTATCGTCTGATAAGTACCCCATCTATCCGAAGTACCAGCTATCAAGTTGCGATGCGAAACTGATGAAGGGATTCTGCTTTCCGTTTGACTGATTCGTTGAGTAAAACTATCAGAGGTGGTTCTAAACAAATTCTGCACACTAGTTGTTGTCGCATAGGGTTGTAGTGAACTGCTGGTTAGATAACCACGACCCGTTATATTGGAATCAACCTGAGACTTGGTTTGGTAGCCTTTTGAGTTAATGGCAGATTCAACTTGCGTACTTGTTAGTCGTTGTTCAATTTGCCCAGCCTGTGTTCGGATAGTGGTTTCTGCACTTGCTATTCGACCGCTCAAGCTATTAAAATCAGTCTTTGCGACTTTCTGTGAGATGGCGTCATTGGCAATCCTTAATTCTGCCTTGGTTTGGGTAATCTGATTTGCGTTTGTATTGGCCTTAGCCAAAGCATTATCAGCGGTTGTTTTGACCCCTTCAAGAACGGTCTTATCAGCCTTAAGCAAGATAGATTGTTGCGTCTGTTGGATGGATGTAGTATGTCCCTCAACAGTTCGTTTCAAGTGATTGAAATCCGTTTGACTAACCTTTGAGGATACATCCGAAACTAATTGGCGAATCTGTGTCTCGCTACTAGAAATCTTTCCATTTGCCTCAGTTAATCTTGTAGAAACCTGCTCTACACCAGAAGCCGTTTGAGTGATGAGTGTCCGTTGGGTGTTCAATTCACCAGCAATATCTGCTGGATTTTCTGAATAGCCTGTGTCTAGTGAGGTCTTTGCGACTTTCAATCCTGCCACATAGAATTTATTGCCATTTGGGATAGTGCTGCCATTGTACTCTGTCCGAAATTGGAGTGATCCATCAGATAAGACATGAACTGTTTTCCAGTAGCGTTTCCAGTCACTTGTGACAGATATGATATCATCAGATTCTCTCACTCTTGCGACTGGAGCACGATAGACACTCGAACCAGTCCAAACAGATGAGACTTTAATGGAGGAGAGAGGTTGATTAGCTCTAGCATAAAAGCTAAAGGTTATAACATCTCCTGCTTTCACAACAATATTCTGATGACTTCCGTTATAACCCGCTTGGGTAGAGCGAACTACCAGTCCTCTGAAATTCTCTGTTTCGGTAAACCAGTTGTTCCCTAAATGCCAGGCATTTCCTCTATTCGACCAATCACGAGTACCAGTCATCAAATTTAGACCATCTAGGCTAGTTGGAATTTTCGCATCCACCTGACTGATTTCAGTTGTTATGCGATTCCCCAATTGCGTAATCGAGGACTCGGCAGTTTCGATTCTCTGTTTTGCTTGGTTAAAATCGCTAGTCTTTACTCGCTGAGAAATTTGGTCTGCTTGTACTTGAATCATGGATTCTGCACCGGTTACTCGACCAGTCAGACTATCCACCAGTTGCTTACTCGCAAGAAGTTTTATATCCTCCTTGGTTTGCGAGAGATTGGTACTGACAGTAGCCAACTGTCCACTTAATAGTGATTTTGCTACATCAACCAATCGACTAGCTTCAGTGATAGCTTGTGATTTCGCTGTCGCAATCTTTGACTCTGTTTGACTACGCTCCGTTGAAGTCAAGCGGTTAGCTTCTTGAATAGCATCAAGCTTGGCTTGTTCTGCCCTCCTGAGGGCTTCAGTTGCCCCAGTTTGAGCCTGTTCTGCTTTTTGTTTGGCTTCTGTAGCTAGGTTGGTGTTTACCCCAGCCTTTTCCAATAATTCACGAGTTGTGCGTTGCTGCTCCTCTTCCTGCTGCCGCATCTGTTGGTGAATAGAAGTAAGTTCATTATCAATGCTGGCCTTTAATTGATCCGCATAAACCTCCCCATGACTTTGAGCCTGTTCGATAGCATTATCAATGGCTACTTGACGTTTCTCAAATTCCGCATCAAATGCTCTGTTGGCATTATCAATGGCAATTTCAACGGCAACATCCTCACTCCGCTTATTCCCATCAAGGAGATTATTTGCTAGTGTACTTAAGCTACCGCCAGTTTTACCTGTTCCGATACTTGCCTTATCATCAAATGTGATAGAGCGGTAATTCTTAGCTAAAGGATCATAATCATAGGCGATGGCTTTCTTCCTCACATCAATCCCGTGTAGCTTGCTTTTTAAAGTCACTGTATCGCCTAGATGAACCGTTTGACCATCTAACTCAAATGCCTCAATGATGATGGCATCTTTTGGTTTATCAATTCCCTCTAAGCGAAACTTGCTACTAGCCCACTCTATTAACTCTTGACGAGATCTGAGGTTATTATTGGTATAGGTCACCTCATTGATGAAAGGATAGGAGTTTATCAGTGGACTGTCTACTGTAACTTGAAGTACAGTTTCCCTATCCTGCCCCTCTTGTTTAAAACTTGAAGTGGCATGAATGCGAGTGATAATCTGTGAACTTTCTTTTGTTCTCTGATACTTTTTCAAATTGTAGTGAGTAGAGATGACCACCCCACGGTCTTGTCCTCGCTCACTCTTTATAGTTAGGGCAAGATTATCACGAACCAGTTCCCCCTCCCAAGTTCCAATAATAGAATGTTTGCCATCCAACAGGCTGGAGTATAGCGTCTGTTCCTTATCTGTTGTATAGGTTCTGTTCTTGACAATGTCGCTGGTAAAAGAAAAATCTCCCAATGGAGACTTGCTTGCCATGACCATGCTTGATAGTGCTGTTGCACAGGGTACCTGTTCACACATAAATGGCGATACCAACCTTGTCATGATGTCATCTGATATGTGATAGGCCACAACTTCAAGACTGGTGTCTCCTTCAATGACTTTCTTTATCCGAAACAATTGGTGTCCCAATACTGGAACTGGACTACGAACGAGGTAGTCCTCTTTTAACTCTCGAAATAATCCGCTATCTGTAATTGGATAGGTAAAATTCAGGACAAAATCCCCATTCAAGTTTTCTTTGACACTTGATTTTATGGTCTCTGGGAGTGGTTTCCCATGCCATTTTGCCGTTCGAACGGTTTTGTCTAATAAAGATAGCACTAAGCCCACCCCCAATTCATTTCTATTGTTAATGATGTGATGCCAGCACCTAAGACAACTCCAACTGAGTCATTCCTGCCTGCATCAATGTAGATAAAATCACCAGACCATTTTACAGGCTGACCTCTTTGTGTCTTAAAACTTGGCTGACTAGGATTATTATCCATAATGAGTGTTTCGTGTAATCGCTCCAAGCGGATGACATCCTCCCCAATCGTAAAGCTAGTTTCACTACTTGAGTTGCCACTTATGGTAATCTTTGGAAAAGCAATGGCTGAACCTTGACTTCTCAAAGTACCACTAGTCCTAAACACCTGCGAGGTCGTCGTTTTGAACCACTTGGTTGGGTGACAAGAAAAAGTAACCTTAAGCTCATACACACCCAGCTTATCCTTTTGAACTGGAGTATGGTAAACCTTGTAACACCAAAATCGTATGGTCTTGAAACTAGCGTTCTCAAGCCAAAATCCTTCTTTCAAAAATAGCTTCAAAAAGGAAAACAACTGTTCTTCACTAGGTTTTACAAGATAGAGGGTGTAGCTCAGTTCCATGACACTTCTGCGAGGATTGGTTTGAAGAACCGCTCCTGACAGGCCTTGGTGTTCTATCAATTGCGTCTTACTTTCACTTACTGTGATTGAAGGACTATCTTCCACGATTACCTTAAAAGGAAAAGAACTCGTGGACACTCCACCAATGGTTAATGCATTATGTTTAATCATGGTTTCACTCCTCTCAATCCTTGCTGACGTTCTAATTCATATACTAGTTTCTCTCCAAC